AAAAACTATTATATAAAAACTATTATATAAAAACTATTATATAAACATAAAAATACGGTTTTATATATAGTAATTAAAAATAGCAATAGTATAGATGGGCGAAAAAGCAATAATTATTGCCAATAAATTTAAACTTATAAAAAAAATAGGCGAAGGATCATTCGGAAAAACATTTCTGGCATCTTATACAACAAACCGAAGAGAAAACAATGAGACATCACAAATAGAGAATGAAAATAATATTCAAGAGAGATGTAATGAAATAAATGAAAATGTTGCTATTAAAATAATGTCAAAAAAACATATGAAATTATTAGAAAATGAAGTAACAATTTATGATAAAATAAAGGATGTAAATCATGTTCCATCTCTCTATGATTATGGTTCGGATGACCGGTTTAATTATATTGCAATGGAACTCTTAGGTAAATCATTAGAAGATATACGGAAGAATAATGAAGAGCAATTACCAATGAGAGTTATTATACATTTTGGATTGCAGATGTTGAAAATAGTGAAAGATATTCATGATAGAGGAATTGTCCATTGCGATTTAAAACCATCTAACTTTTTAATAAAAAATAATAAGGATAATATAACAGAAGTATATTTGATTGATTATGGATTAGCAAAATGTTTCCTAGATGATAAACAGCGTCATTATGGGTTAAAAACAAATGAAATAATTGTTGGAACACATCGTTATATGAGTATCAATACACATCATGGGTTTTCTCAAAGTAGACGCGACGATTTAGAATCGCTTGGGTATATTTTAATGTTTTTGTATCATGGAAAATTGCCTTGGCAGCATCAAACAAGTCTCTCTGCAGTTATAAAACAAAAACAAGAATTTACTTGGTGCAATGATACGATTGGGGAGTTTGTATTATTTATTAATTATTGTAAGAATTTAAGTTTTACAGATAAACCAAATTATCTTTATTTACAAAATATATTGACAAATCTATCTGCATTATATTAAGTATTATATTAAGTATTATATTATATTAAGTAGATACGGTGTGTCATAATAATATTATGATAAGCATTTAAAGATACATACTATAATAGTAGTATACTAAAACAATGGCAACTGAAACAGCAAGCACTATGACCACGACCACGACAGAATCTATTACCAACGGACGAGTTAAGTGGTTCAATAACAAGGCAGGATATGGATTTATTAGTGTTAATGATTGTAATACCAATGAAGAACGCGACATTTTTGTTCATCACAGTGAAATCCGCGTTGAACAGTCGCAATATAAGTATTTGGTGCAAGGCGAATATGTTGAATTTGTAATTGCTCCTCTTGCTCGTGAAAACCGCGAAAATGATATTCATGCAACCTCTGTTCGTGGTGTCAATCGTGGAAAGTTGATGTGTGAGACTCGCACCGAACGAACACGTAGTGCTCCTCGCAGTTTTCAACGAGAACAGTCAGTTCAACCGATGGAACATAAGCAACGCCATCAACCTCAGCAACGCCATCAACCTCAGCAACGCCATCAACCTCAGCAACGCCATCAACCTCAGCAACGCCCTCAATTGAGTAAGGATGAACAAACTGATTGGATGGTTGTTCCTCGCCGACGTGTGAATACAGTTAGTGGAAAGCGTCCTCAGCAACAACGCGAACCGTCTATTGAACTTCAATAAGTTTCAAGTATAAGGTATAAAATACAACACCATACAATAGATATTATATGTAAAATTGATTTAAACTGCTATTACTATATTGAATATTAATATAGTAATATTATTTAGGATGGAAGAAGGAACGGTTGTTAAACAAATGAACATAACTACAAATAACATTAACAGCATTGAGACAAACGATATATTTTCAGATAAATGTGAAAATGTTGAAGAACAAATGAAAATAGAAATTATTACTTCAACACAATCAACAAAAAAACGTTCACATTCAACAAGTGAATCCACTACAGAAAATACAATTGAAGTATTAAAAGAAAATATTAATTCTATAGAAACAACGTTAGGTGAAATGAAAAATCACATAAATAATATTGTATCATCCATTATACAGAAAGAAAAGGATAATAGTAATAAAGAACAATCCCCACTTAAACAGCAAAAAATAAAAGATACTGCATTATTCAAAGGTAGTTGTAAAATATTTCAACCAAAAAAAATTAAAATGGATATTGGTTTTAATATTCAACGGTCAGTTACACCCGAATTAAGTAATTTTATGAAATTAGACGCCGAAAACAACAAGACAACATTAAATGAAGCAACAAAGTATATTATGAATTATATTAACACAAATCGTTTACAAGATACAACAAATCAAACAACACGTAAATACATAAATGTTGATGAATCCTTAAATAAATTATTTAATCTATCTGAATTAGAAAAAAAAAAACTTACCTATTTTAATGTCCACAAATATATACATTCTCATTTTATTGCACAATCGTAAATATCATTTCTTCAATTTCATCAAAATATTCGTTATACACATGATAATATTTTGATGTTTTAAACTCTCTGTCTCTATCAATGGCATGGAGCATTTGTAGTGTTTTATCGATTGTGAAATTTCCAATTAAATCGGCAAATTCACGCTTATATTTTGGCAAATCATTCACAACTGAATCTAAACGGTCAATTGTTTCACATCTTAATAACGCTGTCGTTTGTTTCGCTTGATACACACTCTCTATTTTTGCTGACATGATGGTTATACTTGGTTGTATTTATGTATAAATTAATAAAAAAGCAATTCAATTTTTTATTAATTATTATGGTTTATGGTTTATAGTGGCGAGAGGAATGGCAAACTATCAGTAACAAACAGAGCAACTCCTTCATTTGTCCAACTAATAACAATCGGGACAACAATAACACCATTATCCATTGCGGTTTTCACTGCTTCTTGATATTCAGCATTGTATTTTGAAACTTCAAAATGCGAAATATCAGTTCGTTCAATAATGTAGGCAATATAACAACGCGTAATTGATTCCTTTTTAATTGTTGTAAGATCTTTAATGCGTTTAATCAGTTCTTCCGTGTTTGTGCAATCTTTTTCGGGGAAATATGCCGTTTTTGTAAAATGACGGTTTTTAATATTACCTGTTGGTGGGTTTCCAGGACCAATCTCAAGACGGCGTTCACCGTGCTTATATTCGGCATATGGAACGTTATTCACCTCAATAATCCATGGGACATTGTCTTCGCAAAAACCAATAAAACTAAAGACAGAATCCACTTTATCTTCCAAATACATTGGAACATTTCGCTTGAATGTTTTTACAGGAGGCAAGAGTGTAATTAATTTCTTTTCAATAAGACTTTCGGTTATTTCAATTGCAAGTTTTGGATTGATGGCAATATACTGTTCATTATCTTCAGTTTCATATTCATCATCATCCTCATCTTCAATTTCATTTTTTTTAAAAATATTTTTCTTTTTGGGAACGATAATTTTAGTAACATTTCCATTTTCGTCTAGTTCTTTTTCTTTAAAAACAGACAGAAATACGGAATGAGTAAACGGTTCATTTGAACCAATTTTACTTAAAACACATACATCTTCTTCATGATCAGGTGGGCAGGGTGCTACAAGAACTTCCGTGTTTGTGTTAGACAACCCATCACAATCCATTGAAGGCGTATGTGCAAGAACGGTAATTGATTGTTCATTTTTTTTATCTTTATCGGATACCGAAATTTTAATATCAGACAAATCGCTGATTGTAGGATACAATGTGGATGGTCGCTTTTCTACAACTCCTTGAGTAATTCCGACGATTTGCAAAACAAATTGGCAAGGCATAATGTTTTCTAATGTAATATACAATATAGCGTTGTGTTTAATTCAATTTTATAAACAATATATATATATATCCATTTATAATAACATTTATAATAAATGTATATAAAAATATAACATAATAATTATCATTATAACAATTTAATTGTGAAATGGTAAATATTGAAAATGAAGAAGAAATTGTAAAGCGTGGTTATAATGTTATTATTAATAATCTAGAATGGGTTGAATATGTAAAAACATTTAATAATATCGAAGGATTTCTATGGACCAATAATGATATTTTAATTGCGATTAAGGACGCAATTTATCTGGACAATCCAGATCATAGTTCATCGTCATTGGCATTAACTCTAATTAAATGTAAAGATATATTGAATCGATGAATATATTACAAAGTATAATATAAATATTAAATTTTATATTATATACAATACATATTATATATAAACACATATAATGGATATAGATAAATTGTTATGTGCTTTAAATAATGAAAATAATGAAGATATTGTTGATTTAGATTTCGCTACAATTGCATCAAATAAAAACAAGATATTGCAACAATTAAATTTAAAAAAATCATATTTAATAATATTACAAAAAAAAATAAAAGAATATCGTTTCATAGACGATATAAAGGATCTAAAATTTGGAAGTTATATTCGCTGGATATCATTAAAAAACCCAGAACAAATAAAATTAACAAACGGAGGTATTATATGTGATATGAAAGAAATTAACGATGATATTCACATAAGGTGTAAAAATAATATGAACATGATTTTTCAAATAAAATTATCGGAGGTTATACTATTTCAAAAACTAACAAATCAAGAAAAAATAATTTTAAAGGCAATGAAGTATTTGGAATAATGATGAGTTAAAATAATTAATTAAGTATTAACGTCATTTGCCACTATTTCATTTGCCACTATTTCATTTGCCACTATTTCATTTGCCACTATTTCATTTGCCACTATTTCATTTGCCACTATCTTATCCTTTTTCTTTCTCTTTTTTGTTCCATCCGCCTTAGAAACACTCTCCATTTGAGGTTCAGTTTTATCTTCGTCTATAATGATATACGATTTATTATCAGGAAACGTTTTTTTATTCATAAAATCTCTCGCGATTGTTTCACCTACCTTTTTCAACATACTACCCTTAATACTTGGTAAAAAATTAATAAGATAGTTTGATAAAGCATGACCCCAATAAGCACACGTTGGTCCTTCCACGTTTCCAATCATTTTCATAATTTGTTTTACAAAATCACGACTAGAAACATTAAACATTGTATTAGTTAAACACTTAGTATTGCTTGTTACAACAGCACCCGGCGTTATATTCAATATATCAAACATGGACTGATATTCTTTATAGATTGAATTTCCTTGATAAAATCCGAAAGCATTTGCTGCTTCATAAACACTTAAATATGGAACACTAATTTCATTTGACATTGTTAGACCGAATAAAAAATTAGGATGCATACATTGTGCGGTAATATTGATTAATCCGCTATGTTTTTTCTCTTCCTTACGACGTTTTATAAAAATAGGTATTACCATATGTGTTAAACGACTTTGAACAATAGTGCCGGTGGCAATAACATCTCTAATGTATGCAGAATCCATTTCATGATAAGGATTCCAACCAACCCTATGACCAACATTATTTACTAGAACTGCTAAATTATCACCAATGACATCAAATTCTTTTTGTATTTCTTGGAAAAAATTATCATTAAATGCATCTCTAAAATCTTTGTAAATGACATTTATTTTGATAGACGGATATTTTTGATTAATAAATGCAACAGTATCGTCTGTTCGTTTAGACCCTATCAATAGTAAATTAAATCCCCTTTCAGCAAAAGAAACCGCAATATCATATCCTTGACCGCTAGAAGCACCAGTAATAACAACCCAACTTCCAGAACCATATCTCTCTATTAGGTTCTTTTCCTTTAATACAAAATATTTATGAAATCCCTTTATACCCTGAACAATAAGTAATAAGAGTTGAAAAATAATAAGTGTTAATAATACCGAAAACACA